ACGTTGTTGGCTAATGGCTGACCTAGCACATGAGTCGCTACCCAGCGAAACGTGTAATCTGGATCAGGTGTCGGATCGGGCAAATTGCTCGGGGGCACGTATACCGTACGAGCAGATTTATCGCGTGACTTAGTGTCACGATTTGATCGGTCAATTGTTTCAGCCATTTCAGTTCTCCAACTTTGCTACTTGAACAGCATACTGCTGTGGGGTTAAACCAAATTTTTTCGCTAACGCTACTTGCGTTTGAGTTAGCTTAATTTTTCCTGCACTCGTAGAACGAGATACGGAGGCAACCACTGTCGTAGGTCGTTTTTGAACCTCACCAGACCTTGGCTTGTCAGTTGCTTGACCGAATAAATCCGGAAAAGTTGACTTCATGCGACCATCAATTTGATCGAAATATTCAGCAGAGCGAGGATCCACTCCGTTTGTGACTAGTTTTTGGTGCAGCCCTAGTGCATAGCTGGTGTATTCTTCAAACCCTTGTTGCCCGAACCACTGGTTTTTTGCCTGCCAGCGCAGAGTTTTTTCGTCGGGCTCAACCTTGGAAGGTCGGGCTTGTTGTGTTTGTACCTCAAAATTATCTTCCTGTAAAGGGGTTGGTCGATAATTTCTTGTTTGTTCAACACGAACCTTTGCATCCATCAAAGCTTCATGCGCTTCAACGATGGCATCGTTGTCAAAAGACTCCTGTGCCATCTTAAGTCTGTGGCGTGCCACGGACAGTTCAGTCTCAGCCTTTTCTTTAGCGCCGTGAATGATGGCTTCTTGTCCTGTGTAGACGTTTTGTTTGAGACGTTTGTTCTCGTCAATCAACTGTTGTGTAAGACGCTCAAGCTCTTGCTTCTCACGCATCGTAGCTTCTTTGACACGGCGCTCGTCATGACGGGCGTGGGTCAACTCTTTAATGCGTCCTTTGACTTTGTCAGAGTAAGACTCAATTTCGTCCTCGGTCGGATCAAGCACTTCACGGTCTAGGGGCTTGCGGCCCCTGTCACGCTCGGGCGTATCGTCTTCGATTTCAATTTCTATTTCGCCTTCGCCTTCGATTTCAAACTCAACTTTATCTGTCATTTTGTCTTCGACTTCGTCGGGGAACTTGTACGGTTCAGCCATATTCTTCCTTTCAAGCGCGGGTCAGGCCGCGAGGGTCTTGCACAACAGCATCAACTTGGTCGTCGTTGATGAGACGAAACTCTTTGCCAAATATCTTAAATCTGGTTCCGGAGTAAGTACGTACTAACACAAAGTCGCCCTCTTTACACCATGCTCCGTTAGGAAACTTGGCGGTGTCGTTGTACGCATCAGGGCCAACTTTTAAAACAAACAACACAGTGGTTGCTGTTTCTTCTAGCCGCATACCTTCAATAGGTCGGACTAAGTCCAGACTTGTACCGTCGATACGTTCAGAGATGTCGGGCACAGCACAAAGAATCTTCCAACCTGTGGGGATAGGAAGTTGTGTGGCCTTTAACTCGTCGTTAGCTTCAGGAGCATCCAGAGGCTGGATGGGTTCAGGCAGTGCAAAAGCACCGGGGGAAAGATCACTCATCGGATTCTTCAACTTTCTGTGCAAGGTCAATTAGATAACGCTCTGCAAGGGCTAGACCCTGAATAATCCCGCAGAGTTTTTGGTACTCTTCAAAAGTACGGCACGAACCCCCAGCCAAGTCATCGGCGTAGTTGTTCATGTCAGTGCGCATTTTTTCACGTAATACGCGTACGAAGTCTTGGATCATGATCTAGGTTCCGTTTTGGATTGATTTTGCAATGCTGTGGTACGCGCTTGTAAATCCATCTGGGCTTTACTCTTTGCGATGTCAGCACCCATCTGGATGCCGGCACGTTCTTGCTCATATTGCGCTTTAGCTTGGGACTCTTTGATTTGTGCACCCACTTTGAGGGCGTCGAGTTCCAAGCGACCGCTGACTTCTTGCTCTCTCAAAGCCTGTGCATCGGCTTGAGCGGCAGCATCCATCATGATCTTCTGTTTCTTCAGTTCCAACTCTTGTTGCTTGAGTTGGAGTTCTTGCATCTGTATCTGCAAGACTGGGTCTTGTGCTTGTTGCTGTGCCTGCATCTGAGCAGCTTGTGCTTGGTTCTGCATTAACACCTGCTGCGCCGCTTGAGCCATCATGCCCGACAACGCAATCTCAATCTGCGGTGGCAACTTCTCGTCTTCGGGAGGCAGAGGCATACCCAACTGCTGCTCGATTTGCTGGCGCATTTTGTAGCCGACGTGCTCTGCAATGTGTGCAGTGATTGCACCCACAATCTTGGCTGCCTGCGGGCTTTGACCAACAAACTGCTGAATCATTGGGTCTTGGAGCAGCATCATGTGCACCTGAATGTGCGAAGCGTGATCTTGGTGCAAGAACGCTTTAAGCGGTTTGCCCTTGAGTGCGTTCTGGTTCTCTTGCACGGGATCGATGGGCTTTTGATCGTCCTCAATCGGCACAAGCTTTTCAGCGTTCTTGATACCCAAGACGTTCAACATACCGCGGTGCAGCTCTGGCAAGTTGTAAATGTCTGGAGCCATCTGCGCCATCTGAATCACGGCTTGGTACTGGATCACGCGCTGGCTCATGGTGGCCGCATTGGGATCGGACACGGGGATGATGTCTACCAAATCGTAGTCAGACTTTTTAGCTTTACGTGTGCCGTACTCAGGCGTGTACTTGTAGTCTGGGTCGGTGTAGTCGCGAATGATGTTCTTCAAGAGCTTGAACTCTTGCTTCAAGGCGAAGTGCACACGAGCCTGCACCGCAGTCATGACCTTCAACTGGCGCTCCAAGAGAGCTAACGTTGTACCAACGGGAGCCTGTGCAGACATGTCACTGACTTTCATGTCAGCAGTCGCGGCAAACCGGCGACCCTCATCAACGATGGTCTGCATCAAATTAAATAACGTCTGGCTTGGCTCCTTGTATGGCAGCGGCAAGATGTTGTCGCGGATCGTACCCGAACCAACGTCTACGTCACGGAACTCTCCGGGTGCAATGGGGGTGTCGTCTCCCTTGATGCGCAGGCCGCGTGTCTTGAGTCCGCCGGGCAAGTTGCTAAGCGTTCCTGCATCGACAAGTTGTCGCATGAGAGAGGTAGCGGATTTAGCAAAGCCTCCGATAAGATGGAAAAGCCCGAAGCCGTAAGCTCCAAAACCCGGGATATATTGGTAGTGCACAAAGTGCTGACGCTTAAGGCGAAGGTCATCTTCTTCCTTCCAGTTGCGGCGAATTGACAGGATGTCGTTGGAGCCTTTAATCAGCGTGACAACGTACGGCAACATGATGCCGGTCTCTTCTTCTTTGCCGTCGTCATCTTCAACCGTGTCCTCATACCCTTCAAGGTTCAAGTCAACGTGGCACTCATACAGCGTGTAGCGGTCGTCGTTCAAATCGCTAAAGCCAGTCTCTTTGTCCTTGGCTTTCTGAATGTCTGTTAGTTCTCTGGGAGCGTCAGCTAATTCAATGTCAAGATAAAAACCTGCTTGCTGAAGCTTGAGAATCTCGTTCTTTGTCTTGCGCATGACGTGCGTGATGCGATAGCAAGTATCCAAATCTGTTGTGCCGTACGGCAGATACATATCTTCAGCAGGAATAAACATCGACACCTGACGTCCCAAATTGGGATCATAGTAGACCTTCTTAAACGCTGAGCCGGTGGCTGGCAGTGACCAGAGCATGCGCTCGTGTTCACCACGGTACTCTGTCATAACATCCGTTAACTCGTGGTTCATGTCCTCTTCGATGTTGGCCGCGATCTCTTTCATCTCTGGCGTGTCTTTGCCCAGAATCTTAGCGCGCACAGGGCCTCGGGCAGGGAACGTCTCGGTGATTGTCTCAGCTTGGAAGCGCACAACCGCCTCGGTAATCATGGGGTGAAACACACCGCATGCGCCGTTCCATGGTTCAGTGCGTTCTTCTATCTGTAAGCCCAACAACTTTAAGCCTTCTGTGTAAGACTTCTCCCAATCCTTGCGGCCATTCTTGTCGTTGTCAATGTCAGACACCAAGTCACCGGCCAGCGACTGCAACGCACCACTACTTATGTACTCAGCCAAGTTATCGTCAAAGCCTTCTTCCTCGGGGTCTTCTTTGCCAATGGTAATCTCAATACCATCCATGCCGATGGTGACTTCTTCGGGATCAACAATTTCAATCTCAAGAGGAGACTCCTGTTCGCCCAGCGCGTCGATGCCCACGGGTTGTTGGTACAGAGCTTTGTCGATGTTCGTTGCCATGTGTGTTCCTAGTAGTATTCGTGTTTCCGGCGGTGAAAGATCGCAAGGTCATCTTTCTCGTCCGTGTCTAAAGCAATAAAGCCGCCTTGCCTAAAGCGTAGCAGCGCCTGTGTTGTCGTATCCACGTAGTCGTCGTGCTCCCCAACTGGGAACGCGGCCATCTCTTCAATCACTTCCCGTGCCCAGCGTGTGTCGGGTGCCCAGACTTTACCTGAACTGAACAAATCCGCAACTGCATTGACGCGCACCATCTTGTCGTTGCCGCGGCTTGGAGAAAATTCTTGGACTGGGATTCCCAACGCCCTGAGTTCCTGAATCAACGGCCCCCCAGATGCCTTTTTCTCCACAATGAACGCATCCGGTTCCCACTCTTTGTATTGCTTAAGCGCCACCACCTTAAGCTCAGGGAAAGCCATGCGATCTTTAAACGCATCCAGTAAGATAAGCTGGGGGGAGTCATTTTCTTCCTCATTGTAAAAGATGCCCCACGTTGTGCAGGCGGAATAGTCGGATGTGTTCTTGGTTTCAAAGGCCGTATCCCAAGACTGGATGATGTATTCACACTTTGGCGGGTCGTCCGGCTCCCAAATACGCCACATCTTGCGTGAAACGATGGCAGAGTTCTCGGAAGTTGGCTGCTGCATGTACTGAGCGTTCCAGTACCTTGGGTCGATGGATGCCTTTGTAGACTTGAGCGCTTCCAATGACCACTGCTCTGGCCACAGGGACTTTTCGTCGTCTTCGTTTTCGTTCAGAATGGCTGGAAGCTCCACAATCTCCCATGGAATAGACTCTGGGTTCTTGGTTTGGTAGTCAATCAGGCGCCCAGTCAGGTCTAGGAGCGACCAACGCGTCATCACAATGATAATACCGCCGCCCGGCATCAGACGCTGCAGTGGGCCCGTCTGTAACCAAGACCAAGCCGTATCAAAGGCAAGTCGAGAGTTAGACTTTACGTCCTGCTCCGAGTGAGGGTCGTCAATAACGAACAGATCAGCACCGCGACCAGCAAGAGCACCCCCGACGCCAGCAGCATAGTACTGACCGCCAGCGCTTGTAGACCACTTACCAGCGGCTTTTTGATCGTCAGCCACCAAGGTTTGTGGGAAAACATCACGATACTCCTCAGAGTCAATCAAGTTACGTATACGCCTGCCAAAGTCTTCAGACAGACCCGCAGTGTGCGTGGCCATGATGATCTTCTTCTCAGGGTACTTGCCTAAAAAGTACGCAGGGAACAGGTAGGACGAGAACTCAGACTTACCCATACGCGGCGCGATGTTGATAATCACACGCTTCTTGCGACCCTCAACCACGTCCGTAAATATCTTGGCCAGCTTCCTATGGTGAGAGCCAACTTTGAATCCGGGGTATACCGCCGTGGCAAACCCTAGCATGTTGGTACTGGCCGCTTTTAGGCTGGCGCGTTTCTCTCGAAGTTCCAAGTCGTCAAACAACTCCATCTTTTCCTGCACGGACATGAACGGCAAAGCCTTCTGCATGGCCTCAAGCTCAATCTTACTCAGTGTTGTAAATTCGTCACGCTTCATCTGGCCTGTCTTCCGTAACGTCGATCACATCTATCACGCCCATGAACCTGTTGAGCTTTTCTTTAATACGGGTTTCAAGCTCCACGTCTGACATCTCTGTCTTCTTAATCTCAATTTTTTCCGTAAATAATCCAACTTCCGTCACTTTACCTAGTGCAACCAGCGCTTTGAGACGCACATTGGCGTTGGGGTGTTCAGTTTCTTCCACCAACTTAGCCACTGCGTAGCCCCTAATTTGTTTAGCTTGATGAACAAACTCCCAGTCATAGGCTGAAAGCATGCCCACAAGTCTCTTCACGGCTTCTGGCGTTTTGATATTTGCCAGAGAGTTATGCGTGATTTCTGCAGGTTTGGCGGTGACGATGTTGGTGAAAGCAGTACGTGCAGCTTGGCTTTGGTGCTCATTGACCAAAGTATCTGTGTCTACAGCACCCAACTCCTTGAGCCAATCTACCGTATTAGACATTCCATCCACGGCATCTGCTGGATCGGTCTTCTCCATAGGGACGAAATCGCCTGAGTGAGCGTGCACTTCGGGTTCGAAATTGATTAAGTGATCTAACATTCTGCGCATAAGCCCTTGAACCTGCGATGTAGATAATGTACACTTAAACCGAGTGGGTGCGCAAGATCGTTTTGGCCTTTGGCCAAACTCATCAAGTTCGCTTGCTTTCTCCTTGATGGTCTTACAGATGCCATCTTTAGCCCCGGACTTAAGCACCCGGGGCTTTTTTTTGTCTGTACAGAGGAGGAGTCTAACGTTAGACACGGGTATTTCTAAATTTTTATAAAATTTATGGGGGGTACCTTTTAGTACTAAGTTATTACAAAGTTTGTTTTGCGGTTATGGAACAGTGTTCGTATGTGACAGGGGGTGGCACTGCCTATAGGGGCTGGTGGGGGTAGGGTGGGGGGCAAAAACCGCCAAAAACACCCCAAAACAGGGTCAAAGTGACCCGAAAATGCCCCGAAAACACCCCGAAAAAGGCTCTCGATGCCTATCAAAACAGGGTGTATGCACAATAGAGGTTGTCAAGGGGATAAGCCCTCGGCAATTCAATCAACCTCAAGGAGAAAATCATGACAAACAAAGCAAAAGCATTTAGCACACTCAATACATTCGCTGATTCACGGGTCAAGCTCATACAGGGCATGCACGATGCGGGTTACACCACAGTGGAAGCATGTCGCCCGATAGTGATCGAATGGGCATGCGGTAAGACGGGCGCGGAATATCGGGAAACCAAGGCGGGCAAGATCGTACTGGTCACAGATCACCCGAAGTATGAGGGCGCGAAGACCACAGTGCGTGACATGATGCACATGATCGAGGGAACCACGCGGAGAGCTTCGAGCGCAAAGAAGGAACCGCTTGACCCTGTTGCGAAAATCATCGAAGCCTTTGGCAAACTCACCCCTGCACAGCAACGTAAAGCCTTGGCGGTTCTCGTTGCATGATTTTCGGGTCACAGTGACCCCGTTTTTTTCTGCGAACCCGAGAGAAAGAGCTTCTCTCGGTGTTTCGTTTCTTGTCCAACCAAAAGGAGAACCCCAATGCTCGAACTAAAACAAACCCAAGGTAAGGCATCGCTTTACCGCAAGGAGTCATACAACGGACGCACAACCGCCATGGTTGAGTGGGTCGTGAAGGTAGGCGATCAAGTCATTCGCTACTGCAATACAAAGCGTGAAGCCCTCGTGTGGCTTGACCTGTACAAAAACTAAACCCCAAGGAGAACCTCATGTCCAAATTCAAACACTACTCACCCAAAGAAGTCGCACTCGCTAAGTGGAACAACGAGCAACGCCCCAAGCTAGAAGAACGCATCAAGCGTGACGAACGCAGAACCCTCATGCTCAGGCGTGTCGAAGACATGGAAGCACGAGCCGAAATTCGGGTCACAATGACCCGAAAATCTTGAAAGGCGAAAATCATACCGAAAAACTACTTATCCATATTTTCGCAACTATCTGCACGATCAGACATCCGCAAACCCGCGTGGATTCTGGCGTCCTTGAAAAACTGTCCATCTATCTATCTTTTTAAATATATATTTATATA